CCCAGCCTATAAGCTGGTTTGTCCTCATATACCTTTCTATTATAATCATAAACGCTAGTGAGCCAAATTTCTTTAAGCCCACTAGCGCTGATTGAGTCTTTAGAATGATATTCTTGATTTGTGTCTTTTTTAATAATCATTCTATCAGATTTTAAAATGGAGTATCCTCATCATAGATACTTTGTGAATTTACTGAATTACTTCCATAAGTTCCATCTGTTTGTGGTCTTAAGACTAGAACATCAATATTTTTATTGCTCTTTTGATCCCAAAACTGGACAGTGATATTACCACTATCCCACTGAGCAGCTTTAACTTTAATTTGTTCTCCATACTTTTCATGTTTTGTTACTGCTCCATCAATTTTCAAGACTTGATCAAGTCCTTCTTTTTTAATGTTACCCCAATAGGTTTTTTCTGGTTTGTTACTCATTTTTTCTCTTTTTTAAATTGTTTTTTAATTTGTTCTAATTGTTCGTTATTTAACTGATAATTGTTGTAAAGATCTACAGCTTTATTGTAGTCTTTAGAGTTTAATACATCTTGAAAATCTGGCTCAGAAATAAAATCTTTTTCACCAGTCCAAGCTATGATCCCTAGACCATGCATAGCTACAGCTTTAGTAAGCGCCCTCTGAATAGTATTCATTACATCGACAGAAGTAATCTCATCTTTTGCTATAGGCTTATTTCTATGATCCATGATAGCTAAATCTACAGAATGCTCAATATTGTTTACAGATACCACTACAGTCACCCATCCACTATTTCCATTAGTAAAATAGTTTGAATTGTTGTTGGTGTCATCTCTTACTATCCAGTATTCAGCATCTGGATAATTTCTTTTGAGCATATCCCAAGCTTTAGCCCAGCTTAGATAATCAAGTCCGCCTTTTTTCTCAAAGTGTTTTCTTACTGGGATTGATCTTAAGCCCAGATAATAATTTTCCATAATAGTCATGATTAAATCCTAATTTTTTAAGTTTTAAAAGGTTGTTAATAGTAAACCTCTGAGGATCTTTGATCCTAGAGTTAAGTGTCGGTAGAGATATACCAAGTCCCTTAGCTATCTCTGGCTTTTTAAGTCCCAGCTTTAAATGCTGAATCTTAAATTCTAATATTAAATTTTCTTTACTCATTGGCAAATAATTTGCTCAAAGATAAAATTTATTTTAGAATAAACAAAAAAAGTTAATCGTAAGTAATTTGAAAGCTACTAGCTACATTATCATCTTGATTTGGTAAATGTAGATTCATTTCATAGGTGTTTTTTTTAACATCATAAACCATTGAATCTATTGCGGCTGTACATGGATTAATAAATGTTTCAGCTGAATATTTAAAATTAAACCAAACTCTATTAAACATTTTTATTGGATCTGGTAGTGGATTATGACTATAGAAAGTACCTTCATATTTAACTAAAAAATTTCTATAATCATTTAGATATTCTTGACTAACTATTTCCTCAAGGGATCCTTTGTTACCCCTTCCGTCATGCCTACTAAAGTATTCGCCTTCTATTCCGTTGTCATAAACAGTGTTGTTAAGCTCATTACAAAAAGGAATATCCTCCACTTCATAAACCCCAGTAAGTGTATTTGATGCTGTTTGTGTTCTTTCAATAATTAAATTATCTCCATAATCTAAACAGTTGGCTACAAATATATTATCTAGTAAGACTGTTTGATGCGTATCTCTGTCAGATGTTGTGTTGTATGAAATTGAATAAATTAAAAACTCTACTTTATTTTCAAAATTATTAGCATCATCTACTGGCGGATATTTTTTTCTATAATTATTCCACTGATTTGTTTTTGAATTTTTTACTCTATCTGTAAAATGTAAAAAAGGTACTTGAGCCACATCTGGAGCTACACTAGAAAAGTCCTCCCACCTATTTTTGTCTACATGGAAATAAAACTGTCCACTATTATCGTTCTTAATTACCCTAGCTACTGTAACAAAATAATAATCAGCAGTTGGGTTATCATGACCAACAAAGTAAGAAAACCCTACCTCAAACTCATTACTAGAGCTTACTTTGTGATGACTTGCTGTAGTGGCTACGCTTTCTATTAAATTATTTTGGATTTTATTGGCTGTAGGCGCTACCATTTTAAAAGCTGAGCTTGTATCTTGTAAACAAAAATCTCCAGTCAGTGAGCTTTTACCATGTATTGAAGTATGTGAGCTACTATTTAATGCTGATGATGCGACTACATTTACATTATTATGGAATGTAAAATGATAACCACCATATTTAAAAGTTGGATCCTCTGTAGTAAAATTCCTCTCTTTTACTGGTACTTGAATAGATACTTTTTTTAGTGGTCTAAGATATTCAGTCACTATAGAATCATCTATAGGTCTAAGAGTTGTTGGTGTTTCTACCATTACATTCTCTACATAAAGCCTATTATAATTACCATCTTTATCAAATTCTTTAAATTTAATATTTTCAGTGTTGAATCTCTGTAGAGTTTCTAGTTGTTTTGTTCTTATTTCTCCCATCTTATTCTCTCATTGAAATTTCCCATCTAGTCACTATCTTTTTATCTTTTATGAGTTTAGCATAAATAATATTTTGATTTGTAGGTGTATTATTTGCAAATCCAAAATTACCTTGACTCTGAATTTGAAGTTCTTTTAATTCTTCTGGATAAATTGCTCCGCTAGTGGTTGTTAAATTTCTTAATTGTAGTAAAGGATCACCAGATGATCTTTCATCAAAGTTTGAATATTGAGGTATTCTAAATCCTCTAGCCTCTAACTCTCTTCTTCCAAATACTGTAAAAGAGGATGGAGAATAAGGGGGTCTCGCTCTGAAAGCATAATATCCATCTGGTAGATTTACCACTCCATTAGATGGTTGCTCTAATCTAGGGTAAACAATGGTACCAGTTCCAAACTGCCAAGCTGAATCTACAGTATTATTATCTGGATCATATCTAGTATAATTAGAGGGGACAGTAATATTTGGATTAATAACAGTACCCTCAAACTCTGCCCATACAGATGGAATGCCACCTCTTTGTAATACTTCAAAAGAATGGTCTCCTAAGTTTGTGTCAGCATTATCATATTTTTGTAAACCATAACTATAATTAAATTGAGCCTTTGTCATAAAGTCAAATTTATTTACAGTTTCGCCTCCACTTGTTGTGGTATTATAACCAAATTCAGTAAAGAAATGATCAAAATGCGTAAACATTAAACTGTTTGTAAAACTTCTAGCCCTTGAAATTGCTTCATCAAGTGTCTCTCCATAAAATAAATTATGTACACTGTCCGCCCTAACATGAAAAGCTAATTGATTTTCCGCCACTGGAGTCATATTATCTACTGGAGGCACTACAAGCTCTTTTCTTTGAATAGTCACAGCACAAGCTGATGAGCTATTAGTACCATTTGAAACTGAATATCTAAACAAATCACTTCCAACAAATCCACTTGTTGGAGTATATTTTACAGTATTGCTTGATAAAGTGTGAGGAGTAGTATTAATGACATTATTTCCATCAGATAAAGTGCCATCAAATGGAGTTACATTTATTACATAATTTAAGTTAGATTCTGCTGTATCTACATCAAAACCAGAAAGCTCTATTAAAATAAAACTTTGATTTGTTAGCATTTCAAAATCTAAAAGCTCACAGCTAGGAGTTGATACTACTGTGTTTGGTCTTTCCTCATCTAATGCATCATTGGTATCATTAGGATCTATAGGGTTAGCCTCTGGGACAGCTGCGTAAATTCTAGCATCTAATAAATTAGAGTTGGATGTAATATACCATCTACCATCTGATTGAAATATTCTAGCGTTTACAGCTCTTAATATTTTATAAAGTAATTTTTTAGCTGTTAATGTTTTGAAATTTTTACCTAAAAAAGCCCATTCTTTAATTGAAATATCATGGAATATAGTTAGCTGATCATCCTCATTAGTTGCGGATGTCCCATCAGATTGAGTAGTTTTTCTGATCATGTGCGCCACTATAATATTAAAATCTAATCCAGTGAGTTTTAATATCTCTACCACATAATGCCATAAGGTGTCAAAGTTTGACTGGTTAGCGCTTGGATTTGGATTGCCATTTGTGTCCACTAAAATTGTAGATTCTGGTGCATCAAAGCCATCTAATGTTCCAAGCCCATCAGAGGCAATTAACTTGATTGGAAAGGGTTTGTGGCTAAAGGCTTCTGCATATCTATCTACTACTAAAAAACCTTCCCAAAATGTACTTAAAGCAGTGTTTCCAGTATCATCCCAGCCTAAGTCGCTAGTATCAAAATCATCACTAATTAGATCCCAAATAATAGCACCTAAGCTAGTTCCTACTCCTATGACTACCTTATATTCTCTTTCATCGGCTTCATACCAATTATCATAGTCAGTGTCATCGGTGACAAATAAATTTAATTCACAAGTTGATCCCTTTATAGGAGCATAGATATCATCATCAGAATCCCATTTTATAACTACTGGGTTTGAAGTACCTACTAAAGACTTTACATCACCAGTATAATCTTTTTTCTTAATTAAGACTTGCCTTGGATTTCCATGATCATCAGAAAAATCTAATTTAAATTTATCTCCGTATGCCATTACAGTCTATCTCTATTTCTGTTAGCTCTTTGCAAAGCCACCACTAGATCTTGACCTTGTACTTTAAATGATCCGCCTACATTAACATTTTGATTTGATGGGTTACTAGCCATCATTCCTTGTAATTTATCTAGTGGAGCTATAACTTCTGGATTTCCATTTCTAGCGCCTACATTATCCCCTACCATAGCTAGAGTAGGAGCTGATACTATACCACCTTGAGCAAATTTAGGAATAGCAGCAAAGGCTGATAACACCCCTCCTACAGCTGTAGCTATAAATGCTGGAGTTGTAAAAATTGCAGCTGGTCCAGTTGCAGCACCAGAAGTAGTAGCACCAGCAATAGCAGCTGAAATAGATTGACTTAAATACATAGCCATAAGCTGAAAGACAGTTGTAGCTAATCCTTTTAAAAATCCTTGAAATCCACTGTCGGCTAAACCTAAACTATCTACTAAACTACCAGCCATTTGATCAAAAGCTCCAGCTACTTGTTGTCCTACTATTTGAGAAATCTCTTGAAGTTTCTTTTGTTTTTCTATAAATGCATCTAGTTGCTCACCTACTTCCTCTAACTCTAAATCAGCAGCAAAATCTAAATCAGCATCTAAAGAGTTAGGATCAAATGCGGCATCTATACCAGACATATCAAAAGCTGTAGATAATCCTACTGTAGTCTCAGCTGTATCAGTTGGAGTTGTAGGTGCTTGAGCAGTGGCTCCTCCTCCACTAACAGCTCCTAAACCTATAGCTTTTTGAAAATCCTTAACATAACCCTTTACCGCATCAGTAGCGCTAGATAATCCATTCTGGACTCCCTCTACTGTAGCATATTCTAAATTACTACTTAAAGCATCCTCATACCCATCTGTAAAAGTTTTAGCAATGTTATCAGCTGCTGTAGCAGCAATGTCCTTAGCATTATCAAATCCATCTGATAAAATATCTGTAAAACTACCCTTAAAGCCTTTTTCTGCAAATTCTTTAATTAGTCTCCACATAGTGGAAAAAGTGTTTACTACTTGATCTATTTGTGCTTTAGCAAAAACAAAAGCAGACTTAAAAGCTGATCTAAGTCCAAATATTGCAATTCTTAAAACTTTACTTGAATTAAACAGATCAACAAATCTATTATAAAGACCTACCACTACTGGTAAGACTTCATTCCAGTTCTTTGAAATCACAAAAGCCACACCAGCTAGAGCAGCTGCTACTAAACCTAATGGTGATAGCATAGTCCCCAAGACTGTTATAATAGTCCCAAAGGCTGATATTAAGAAAGGTAAACCAGCGACTAAGGCTCCTATAGCTACTGCAAATCCTTGAGCTTCTGGAGTTAAGTTATTAAACGCATTAGCTAAACCTTTTATAAATCCAGCTACATTTTTAATCACTGGTAAAAAAGCATCCAACAAAACAGCTCCAATATCTGTAAAAACAGACTTTAATTCATTTAAAGATTTTTCTAATTGAAAGGCTTGAGTATTTGCTAACTTTCCAAAAGCTTCTCCAGTAAGTCCAGCAGTGTTATTCATACTAGCAAATATCTGCTCAGTAGATTCTAAACCAGCACCCATCAGATCCATTACACCAGCTAAAGCTCTAACATTTCCAAACACCTTAGCAGCTGCCTCTTCATTAGATCCAAAGCTTTGAGTTAGTGTTTTTAGAGTTGCTAATAACCCCTCTTCTCCCATTTGTGCCCTTAATCCAGAGGCACTTAATCCAAGCTCTTCTAATTGCGTTTGAGCTTGTGAGCTAGGTTTTAATAAGGCTGTTAAAATTCCTTTTATTTGAGTTGCGGCTGATGCGGCATCAGTACCAGTTCTAGACATGGCAGCGAAAGCAGCACCCACCTCATCAAACCCTACTCCTAATTGACTAGCAAAAGGTAAGACTGCTCCCATTGATTGGGCTAAGCTGTCAGCTGATAATTTACCTTCTCTTACAGCTCCAGTTAATATGTCTGTAGCTTGTTGAGCATTTAGATTCTCTACTCCATAAGCATTCAAAGCGGAAGTAGCTAAGTCTGCTATAGTTGCTGTCTCTCCTAGCCCTATAGCTGAGGCTTTTGTAGCTTGATTTAAAACATCTAAAGCATCTGCTCCTCTAAGTCCAGCTGATGTAATAAAGAATAAAGCATCAGCAGCCTCTTTAGCTGATACTCCAGTAGATGTAGCCATCTCCTTAACCTTGACTGCCATAGCATCTACCTCATCTCCAGCGACCCCTACAAGAGTCTTAATCTGAGTCATAGACTTTTCAAAATCTACAGCTGCTTTTATTGCAGCGCCTCCAGCTAGAGCTAATGGTAAAGTAAGTCTTGTCTTTAATGAATCTCCTATCCCTTTGACTGAGGCGCCAAACGACTTTAAATTAGCTGAGGCTTTTTTCAGTGAAGTATTTAAGCCTCTAGCATTCCCTAATATATCTATTCTTAATTTTTGATCAGCCATGTCACAAAATTACTAATTTACTTTAAGATTTTTTATTTAATCCAGCCCTTTCGACTCTAGCCCAGAATTTCTCAAAATCCTCTCTATTTGATTTAGGTTTTATTTCTTTGACTATATGGTCTTGAGGTAACTTTAATAAATCCTCTGGTTTTTTCATTTGGCTTTTTTTCTGACAGTTTACATTATGGATCATAGTGGCTAGATATCTAATCCTCTCCCATTCTAGATTCTGCTTAATATTGTAGGATTCACCTAAGAGCTGATTTTCTTTCCATGTATTAAACCAAAAAAAGTCAAGCGGAATACCCACTTGACCTATGTAATAATCTAGTAAATCATCCCAGCTTATTCCTTTGGAGCTGCTGGTTTCGTTTTTTTTTCTGGATCTGGATTTCTTTTTATACCCATATTGAGATCATTCCCTAGTATTCTGGATTGCATCATAGCCTCTACAATACCATTGAGTTGATCTCCTTGCATATCATCCAGCCATGATCCTACAGTATAGATATTGTAATCTATCTCTTTATTGTTTTCTCTGTCGAATGTAACCAGTCCAGAATAGACTAAAGCTCTAATAGCTGAAAGCGACACACCTCCATCAAAGATATCTCCTAGTTCTTCTAATTTAATTTCTAAGACATCGCAAAACTCTGCCCAGAAATTCATATTAAAGTGCATCACTCTATCTTTACCGCCAATATTAGCAGTATAATAGCCTCTTTTGCTATTCATTAATTATTATGAATTGGTTGCAATAGTAAGAGATCCAGTACCAGTAATTGTGCCAGAGTAAGTCACAGCTGATTCCATTTCACCACTCACCTCAATGCTTGAAATAAATCCTTCTCCACTGATTAACTGGTCTCCAGTGATTGCAGTACCGAAAGTAAAATCTATTTTACTTCTGTTATTTACAAGTGTAATAATAGTGTCGGCATTCTGCTTACTGTTTCCAGTATCAGTATAATCTACTAAACCATCAAAAGAAACCTCAAAGGATCTAGTCCCAGAGATAACCTCAGAATAACCTCCAGAGTCTTTTGTAGTTGCCTCTGGTAGATCATGAGTAATTGATAATGAGCATGAAGTTGAATGTCCTAGAGGAATGACAGTCCCTCCATCTGCTATAAATTTTAGCACTAAATCAGTTCCATTAAATACGCTACTCGCCATAATTTTTATTTTTTACAAATATATTAATTTTTAACTTAATAATTAATCAATATCCATTCTTGAGTTTCTTCATCCCATAGGTAATCTTTACCATCATCTGGATAAGGAATGGGCGCCTCCCAAACACATGAATCTTCATTTAATATCCAGCTATCTAAACCCTCTGGTTTTGGAGGAATAAAAGCATCCCTATCCTCATCATAAGTATATCCGACAGCTGCATAGTTTTTTCTAAATGGTGTTCCGCCTAAAGTATGGACTCCTTTATGAGTATTGTAAGATGTTTGTTTGCATTTCATTTTAAACATATCTTGAAATACTAATTCCATGTCAACATCAGAATCATCTTGACATTTTCCAGAAATGACTTTCTGGACTATGTTTTTGTGATTAAGTAAAGCGTAATGAGCCATAATTATGTTAATTAAATTGAATTGTTCCGTTTGTACCAGCTGTAATAGTTGTAATATTAAATCCAGACACAGATGATGTATCTGTAGACATTGTTAAAACATTTGGACTTGTTGTCTCACTTATAGTAAGACTATCTGGATATTTTAATATAATCACACCAGACCCTCCAGCATATCCGCTAGCATTCCAGTGATTTCCAGATCCTCCAGATCCAGTGTTAACTGATCCAGCACTATCAGATCCACCACCGCCAGATCCTCCAGCACCTACAGAGTTACTAGATTCTCCAGAGCCACCACCACCACCACCAGCATAAGTTACGCTAGTGCCAGTTATATCTGAGGCATATCCATCACCACCATTTCCACCATTAGGATAATTAACAGATCCATTGTTTCCATCGGCACCAGCTCCACCACCACCGCCACAGCAAGTGTTATAATTACTATACTTATAGGAATTACCTCCTTGATTAGCTCTTGATCCTAAATCTCCCTCATTTTTTGTTTCCGATACTGAGGATTGAGCGCTTCCAATTGGATACCTAAGTATTCCAGCTCCACCAGATGATCCACCAGTATCTCCAGTAAGATCTCCATAATAACCTCCATGACCACCTCCAAAAACTTCATAATCAAAAGTGTTTGATGCTGCTGAATCAGCTACAATAGAAGTGCTATTTCCATTATTATTTTGCGCTCCTCCAGCACCAACAGTAACTGTATAATTTGATCCAGTCTCTATAGCTATATTGGGCTTGTCTAAAAATTCACCAGCTCCACCACCGCCTCCATTTGCGTTATAATTACCAAAGGAAAAAGCTCCATAACCTCCACCACCGCCACCACCGATCAATAAAGCTCTCATCTCTATCACTGGCTCAGATGTGGCTGTAGTACCTTCGTTTGCTGATGATGCTATTAACCAGCCTTTTGTGTCTCCAGAAAAAACAATTCTTAAAGCTTGATTTTGCTGACTTAAAACTTGATCAGAATCAGACCCTATTATTTTTTTAGCTGAGGTTATTGTTAAGTTATTTGTTTGAAAAGATGACCCAAAGTCTGCAAAAGCTATAAGATCTCCTACAGTTGGTGTTGATGGAAGTGTCACAGTTATAGCTGATGAGCTTGTATCTACAAAATAACCTTCTCCAGATGTTGCATTAAAATTAGCAGTTTTAGAATTAGTTTGCCAGCTTATTCCACCGCCACCTCCAGAGGCTGTAGATGCTATTGTAATATTATCGCCAGATGGAGTTAGTGTTATATTGTCTCCAGCTACTAAAGTCACATCATCAGTTGAGCTGTCATTTCCAGTTAATCTTATTATAGCATTATCTCCAGAATCTACAGCGCTAACTCCATAAGTCTGATATCTAGAATAAGCAGCGCCACCCATACCGCTATGGTTAGCACAATAATAATAGAATTTTATATCAGTAGAATGCTTTGTAACAATTTGAGTATAAGCTCCAGTAGATCCAGCTGTCCCTACATAAGTTGTATTTTCACCAGATGCGTAAGCAGTCCCAGAGTTATGAGTTCCATCTGATGTGCTTGATAGTTTTAAAGGATGACCAGAATTACTAGAATCTGATTGATCAAATCTATATGTAGTATTAGGTAATAATGTCAAAGTTTCTTGCACTTGCCCATCAATAGCAAATTTATTACCTCCACTATTTACTACAGTAACAGTTAATATCAAAGGAGTTGCTGTAGATCCATCTGTTAAATTATCAAATTGGTCTTGTACGTTAGATGTTACGCCATCTAGATAACCTAATTCTGTATTAGTGACAGCACTTACCGCCACTTTGCCTTGGGCATCAGATAATAATGCTCTATCAGCTGTCAGATCAGCATCATCTATGCTAGTTGCTGCTCCAGTGATTGTAGCTTGTTTTGCATCTAGCTGATCTTGAATAGCGGATGTTACTCCATCGGTATAATTTAACTCAGTAGTAGTAGCAGTGACTCCATCTAGAATATTTAATTCGTTTGTGTCAGCTGTTACACCATCAAGTTTATTTAACTCAGCAGTTGTAGCAGTTACACCATCTAGAATATTTAACTCATTTGCATCAGCTGTTACACCATCTAATATGTTAAGCTCTGCTGTAGTTGAAGTAACCCCATCTAATATATTTAATTCAGAAGTAGATGCTGTAATCCCATCTAATACAGATAACTCAGTGGTTGTTACATCAGAGGTAGCTATTTTACCAGTAGAGCTTGAAACCATAGCCTTATCAGCTGTTAAGTTAACATCAGTAACAGTGACAGCCGCTCCAGTTATTTCACTTTGTAAACCATCTAATTGATCTTGAATATTAGATGTAACCCCATCTAAATTTAATATTTCAGCACTTGTAACATTAGAAACAGATATTTTCCCACTAGCATCAGAAACCACTGCTCTAGATGCTGTTAAATCAGTATCATCTATAGTTGTAGCGGCTCCAGTAATTGTGTCTTGTTTAGCATTTATCTGAGTTTGTATAGCACTAGTTACACCAGATACATATCCTAACTCAGTAGATGTAACGCTAGAGGCGCTAACCTTACCACTTGAATCTGACTCTAAAGCCTTTGAGGCTGTTAAATCAGATGATGTTATACTAGATGCTCCTCCAGTTATTGTGTCCTCCTTTGCATTGATCTGAGTTTGTATTTCGCTAGTCACACCAGAAACATATCCTAATTCAGTGTCAGTGACACTAGAGACAGCCACCTTACCACTTGCATTTGAAATTAATGCTTTTGATGCTGTGAGATCAGTATCATCTATTGTTGTGGCAGCTCCAGTAATAGTTGCTTGCTTTCCATCTATTTGAGTCTGGATATTAGAGCTAACATTATCTAAATGACCTATTTCAGTGCTAGTTATATCAGAGGCTGATATCTTACCAGATGAATCAGAAACTAATGCTCTACTAGCTGTTAAATCATTATCAGTAACAGTAGTGGCGCCTCCAGTTATAGCACTTTGAAGTCCATCTAATTGAGTTTGTATGTCAGAAGTAACCCCATCAATGTAATTTATCTCAGCTACAGTTGCTGTGATTCCTAAATTAGTTAAAGCTTGAGTTACCTCAGTAGAGTTTATAGTTTGAGATGCATCAAATCTCAGTCTTTTACCTAAAGCAGTTGTAATTGTAGCTGAAAAATTAGCATCATCTCCTAAAGCGGCTGCTAACTCGTTTAAAGTATCTAAGGCTGATGGAGCGCTATCTACTAAATTAGTTATTTCAGTATCTACATAATTTTTTACCGCTGCATTACTTGGGATGTTACTATCTGAGTCATTCGATCCAATGCCATCCGACTCTCTAGTTAAAGTTATTACAGTCCCATCAGCTAAAAGTATTTGTAAAGCTGTTCCTCCAGACTTAACTATAGTGTTACCAGTAACCGCTCCAGAGGCTGTTACATTTCCAGAAGTGTTTACTTGTACACCTATTCCGTTACCATTTCCATCAGTCAGCTCTACATTTGAGCTAGTGACAGCACTATTATCAGAGGTTTTAATTAAACCTTTATAAGTATCTTTTACCTTCTTTCCGCTTAATGATGCCATTTAATGAATTTTTACAAAATTAATAATTTTATTGATTCCAATCCCTAGTTATTTGATCCCATTGATCAGTTATTAATTCCCAGATTTCTCCAGTCTTTTTAAATATTCTCCTTATAGACTTTGTTATTTTACTTTTTTTTCCGCCTCCTCCGCCACTACCTAAAGCCATTATCTATGTAAGTAACACATTACAATTCCACCAGTAATAGAGATAGTGTGAAAATCCCCATATAAAATATGACCTTCTTTAAAATCTAGATCAGTAATAGAACTATCTCCAGTAGTATGATTAGAAGTCATCGTAATTACTGCATCCTTTAGACAGTGTATAGTACAAAAACTCTCTCCAGATGGAGTTGAGGTAGTGCCACCCTCATCTAAAAGCCTAAAGCCAAAATCTCCAAAGCTTAGCCTATGATAATGATTTGCACTATATAATTGTTTTGTAGCCATTTTTATCTCCTTTTACCTTGACCTCTGTATTTCTTTTTCCAGCCTCTTTTATTCTTAGAGGCATTTTTTGAATGGACTCCTTTTCTTTTTTTTCTGGGTTTTTCAAAATTAGTTATTTCTTTGATCTTTACCCTCATGAGGTTTTACCTTTTAGCTTCTCATAAGTTCTAAGACCTCCTAGTCCTAGCATACCCATCAACACAGTGAAAAGAGGCTCAGTATCCAGTTGCGGAAAATCAACATCTGGATAAATAGTCCTAATGATTGGAAAGGCAACAAAATGATAAGCAAATGCAAGGCTGCAAACCCAGCCCACACTAGGGCGCCACCCACTGACAAATAAACTCCTATGTTGTGCTTCGACTTCATTTATTTTAGTTTGTAATTCTATTATCTCCTTTGGATCTAGCTCTTTGCCTTTTATAGCTTCCCTTATTTCCCATGCCAAGCCTCCTAGAGCTGACTTCTCATTTTTCCTTCCGCCTAAAAGACTTAATAAAGCTTTAATCATTTTTATTTATCTTAATTGTAGATCCGCTTGTATTACTTATATAACCAGATGACATCTTTGTCTTTGCTTGGATCATCATCGACATGGATGAAAAACTCATGTATTCCGATCCTATATAATCCAGCTCTGAGCAGCGAGTTGACAATAACGAATCTAGCTCTGGATCCAATGTACTTAATATCTGCTGCACAAGCTCCTCCCTCTGTTGTACTGAGATGGGAGCTGTTAGGTTTTCCTCCCACTTTTGCGTTATGCTTTGGTGTTCTGACTCCGCTGTTAATAGTGAATGGTATTTGGGCATAATGCCTAGCCAGATCAAGCTTATACATAAAATCACTAGACATATATTCAGCACCGCTACCCTTTTGGTCTGGAGAATCAAATTCATCAAGTTTAAAGTATTTAAGTTTATCCATTACATTCATTTTTACACTTGCATTTCCCTCTATTACAGTCATCAAATGCCATAGTTTTATTAAGTAATAACCTATCTATAGTATCATCTTGCACCTTTATAAGCATATTCTCAAGCATATCTTTTGATTGGACTAGCATTTCAATTTTCATCTCAAGACTTTCTATCTTTTTCTTTGCAGCTTCTAGATCATCTGGATTCCTTCCAGTTATACTAGATATTACCATAGCGATTGATGCTGCTATCATACCTATTAAAGTATTTACTATCTGAGCATTATCACTAGGGATCTGATACTTTGTTAGATAAAACAAAATTATTACTACTAAAAAAAAGACTATCAGCGCACCTATATAGTGGCGGATGTCTTTTGCTACATTGCTAGGTAATTTCATTTTTTTAGGGCTTTTACTATGTTTACAATGGTAAATACTAGCGTTGCTGCTAGAACAAGCATTTGAAGTATAGGGTTTATTTCGCTTACGCTAATCATTAAAGCTGATAAATTCAGCCCATACAGTCCAAATATTCTCATATCATCCATTATCTTATTTTATAAAAAAGCCAGACTTTATCTTCTCTTGGCTTACATACTGTCATTGTTTCATTACCTCTATAAAAGCATAAACTATAATTATCTAAAGTGTCTTTTCTAAAGACTAGGATCTCATGATCAATTACATCTAGATTACCTTGAGCTAGTATTTTTATAGAGTCATTTTTAATAAATCTTTGAAAGGTGTTATTCTCTCTGATAATTACATATTCACCCTCATGGCTAACCCATAGCCCATAAATGTCATTACTCTGAGCTACTGCAAAAGTAGTAAATAGTAAAAAAAATAATTTTTTCATAAAGTTTATAGTTTTTCTATTCGGTTTGAAACTTCTATGATGGCTCTGAAATAAGATTTATCATCAAAGTCATCCTCTATATATTGGATGTTTTCTACTTCTGTAGTGTAAACATTAAAGCTGTTAGAGCTTAGATCTGGATAACCAGCTGTCCTAGTTCTTATAGTATTAATTACCTCATCTACTATCTGATTAGCTTGTAGCTCTCCTCCAGAGTCTCCACTGAATCCAGTGACTACTTCAATTCTAGTCTCACACAATACGCTAAATGAGTCTTTTGTTATATCTCCTTCTCTAGTTCCTACTGAATAGATCTTTATATAAGGCTCAGAGGCATTAGATGGGACTCTATTATAAGCTGGAACAGTTAAGTCCCCCACTGATAAATTATTCAATCTAGTGTAATATATAGCCCTTAAATGATGTAAAGCCTCATTCATCTTTTTATGTCTTTTATTCTTTTAATTAATCTATCTAGTAAGCTTTTAAATTCTATTCTCATAGATGGAAAAAAGAATGGTTTTGGCGCCCTATCTTGGGGGAATGATACTTGCCTCCAGTTTGGACTTTCTTTAGTTCCTAGATTAACTGGAATAGTCCCAGTGAATCCTTTTCCTTTAAATTGACTAGCATAACTAGCTGGAATCCCCAGCTCTCTCATCTCTGATAGATCTACTCCTTTACCTATTCCAAATTCTATGTAAGGCGAATAATTAGTCAGATTCTCTACAAAAGCTTGATTCCCAGCCTTACCAAAGTTTTGACCTTGTATGAGTCCACCCTTTGACTCTTTGAATCCAGCTCCAGAGATAGTTCTCTTCATTCTAGCATCCGCCAGAGCTACAGTTTTTCCTAGCTCAGTGCTTAGATCTCTATCAGACAGCTTTTTTAACTCCGATATTTTTTTCTGGAGTTTTCTCATATCACTGTTATTTATCTTAACACTAGCCAATTTTTGTAGCTCTTATAGTTGTATAATATTTGTGTTCGCTGTCAAAGATCTCATTAATTCTATATTCAGTAGAGTTACCCTCTATCTGTAGAATGTCATTATCTTGGATGTCATCAGCTGTCTTTTTCCTAATTACCAGCTCAATATCTATAAACTTTTTTCTTTGTACGTTTTGAGTCTTGATATCACCAGCTACATCCTTTTTATAAGCCCAAATAGTTGAGACAGTTGCTTTTGTTGAGGTTGTTCCTCCATAGCCATCAGCTGTCTTAGTAAGGCGCTTGACTAAAACTCTAGTATCTAGTTTTCCAGCATTCATTAAATAAATATGTTTTTCTCACCTATCAAAAAATCCTTTACAGAAGTTGGGATCTTATTGACAGCCTCACCAGTAACAAACTCAGATCTATTATCATAGTAAGTAGATACAAGCTGCAAAATGGCATGATCAAAGTTAGATCCAGTAAGTCCCTCAGTAATATAAGTGACTTTTACCTCTTTTGCTGGTAGAGTATCTAAAAGAATTATCTCCTTGTCTAAACCTTTGATCTCATAGGTTGCAGTAGAGCCATCTACAGTCACCGAGCTAATAGTAGCCACTGGCGCAAAAGGTAGATTTAGCCTTGATCCTAGATATGGAACATAGACAGTTCTATTTTTTGCTACTATGTCTCTAGATAAATAATTCTCTATAGATACTCTAGCAGTGACTATCATTTTTTCTATTAGACTATCATCTGCTGTAGTATCTACTCTGAGAAAAATTTTAGCTGTAGCTGTAGTAACAAGCTCTGATCCAGTGACAGAGTTTACTTTGACTTGATAGTGAAAGTCCTCTGGAATTTCGCTAGAATACCCTTTGCTATTGTATGACATTATTTAGCTTTTTTAGTAGTCCTCTTTGCTGGAGCTTTTGCTTCTTTAGTAGCTTTAGGAGCTTTTACTTCCTTCTCTTCTTTGTAAGGCTTAGCTATTTCTACAGCTAAGTAGTGTCTGAGTTCTTTTCCTTCTAGTTCCACTACTTCACCTTCTTTTCTCCAGCCTTCGACTGAGTAAACATCTTTTAATAAAATTACTTTCATGATTATTTATTTTCTACAAATTTAAAAAAAAAGCGCCACTAATAAATAGCAGCGCCAACCAAACCAAATTAAAACTTTAACTATTATGAAAAAAAGTATAAAAACAAATATAGTGATTTTAAACTATATCAAAATTATTGTAGTAAATCTTATTTATACCGCTTTTAGAGGCTCTAAATGATTGCATACCTCCCCTATTAGGGAAAAGAAAAAATCCTTCGTAAAAAGCGCTGTAAACAGCAAAATAGTCCACATTCTTTTTAGTGTATTTACTTTTAGCGTTATTTAAGGGAATGTTTACTGAGTTCTCATTCCCTCTGGGAGTTTTAGCTGATGACTTGATCTGGATCTTGTAGAGGTTTTTACCAGTGTCTAAAATACAGTCATACGGACTAGAATCTAGAATGGGCATTGAGACAGTGAATCCTCTCTTTGTACATTCAGCACAAAATAGATATTCTGCAAAACATCCTAAGCTATTGCTTTCCAAATTCTAAAATTATCCTTTCCTAAGATAATAAAAAAAAAGCTGCCCATTTCTGAGCAGCTCCAAACGAAAAAAACATTATTAACTATTTAGATCTGGGATTCTCTAATCTTTTTATAAGCTCATTAAGCTTTTTAATGTTCTCTATGGACTTGTCTATCTTAGCCATAGACTCGTTAAAAGTGTCTTTTTTATTCATTAGCGTAAATCATTATGGCTAGTAGTGTCATTAGGAATGAGTCAAAGTAGGCGCCAAACCTAATAAATAAACTAAACCCCCAAACCATAAATAGAATTATTAAAATCCATTTAATCTTTTTTGCTGTCGGCTTTTTCATAGTACAAAATAAATTAATAAAAATGTTATTAAATGCGCACCTAATACAGATCCAAATAATACTAGGAACGTATACTTAATTTGTTTTTTGAGAAAAACATAGTTTCTCCTATTGCTGATTCTTTTATATTCTCTTAATTGATTATCCATGATTTTTATTTTGAATTAATGCTTGACCAGATCTAGTCATCTGGTTGTTTTCTATGATCCACCAGTCTTGTACTTCTGTTACACTGGCTTTTCTTAAACTAAGACTGCTAATGAAAGTGATAGCATCTTTTCTGTTTTCAAAGGCTCTAGCCTTATTAAAGTTGGTTGTCCATTTTCCATCCTCTGTCATAAATACATCAGATTTTTTACTGACTACAAAGTAAGCGATTTTTTTAAACTCCATAATATGTTGATTTTAAGTTAGTTGATTTAATCGGAGCCTTTCGGCTCCCTTGGTTATTGATTAATGTATTTTAAGCCTCTATGTGTGATATGATTTCATCGATAGCCTCAGAGATACCTCCAGTCATTGAATGAGTACTTTTGGTGCAAATGTAGTCAGTAGCCCATTTATTCTGGTTTTGTAGCCATTGTGATACATATACAGACCAGTAGCTCTCATCATCCTTGATTGCCTCTACTTTAAACTGATCATCTTTTACATCGTATCTTACGCTGGTTTCCTCTCCGTTATTAATCTTGTTAAAAATTTCTGCTAGTGTAATAATTTCAAATGTGTTCATAATATTAAATTTTAATGGGAGCCTTTCGGCTCCCTTGGTTAGTTGTTTTATTTGTTATAGGTTGAAGCTTTAAAAATCTCATTAACAGTTAAAGCGGCTTTTTTAGAATCTCCAAACCTTGTAGTATATACTCCGATTAAATTGGCTCTTAAATTAATTTTTCTGTGTACGTTTACTGATTTCATAATTAATAGTGTTTTATTTTGTTTTACTCTGTAAAAATACAAGCTTTTTTTATTTTATACAAACTTTTTTTAATTTTTTTTAAGTTTTTTTAGAGTAGAGGTAAAAAAAAGAGGATCACAAAGATCCCCTTTAATCAATCTCTTCATAGATTATGAAGTCTCTAAAGCTGTTTTAGCAGTTGAGAATGTTCCTTGCACTATTGCATTAGGAGCATAGTTAGTAAGTCCAGCTCTAAGTTGCGCTCTTACTGTCACAAAGTTACTTTGGAAGTTTGTTCCATCCTCTCTAGAAAATTCGATTCCTAGATTCTCTCTGATCCAGTATTGAGTAGCTGCTCTTGAGTCCATTACTAAGAATTTACCATTAGGTACAGCAGTGTTTATAGTTACTGGAATGCCCATAATAGTAGGCTGGATTCCAGAATAAATTTGCTGTCTTAGATATTCATTAGCAGTAGATTTCAATAATACAATCTTATGTAAATCAGTTGGATTTAGTAAGATAGTGTCAGCTGTATAGTTTACAAGAGCTAACTGATTCAAAGCTACTACTACAACATCATACTCATTAGCTGATTCTACAGACTGATAAAATAATCCGCCACTAGATGTGGTGAAAGCAGTTCCATCAGTAAAGAGTCCATCTAGATTTGGGCTTGACCCATCTCCGTTTAGAATCTCAGTATCCTCTACAGATAGCACCTTGTTAGGTACTCTAGCAGCTAAGTAAGATGATAAACCAGCTGTGTCTTGGAGCATTTCATCAGTAAGCTTCATGAAAGTTCCGATTTTCTCCATGTTTACAGAAGTAGCAGTGATGTCAAAGTCAGACTGACCTAGTGCTGATCCTTGAGCTGTAGCAGCTGCATTATCAGTATAAGCTGATTCTTTAGGGAATCTTACAGTCTGAGCATCAGTAGATCCATTAGGAATTAAAGTACGAATATGTACTTTTCTAGATGGATCAAACTTGAAATCTTCGATCACTTGCTCTCTAGCTACTACACCAGTGTTAGTGTTAGCCATAGTCATATCAGAGCTTTTTACTTCGAATCTAGCTCCATTATGAGTTCCTTTGCGGATGCCTTCTAATGCGCCATCATTTACAGCCTTTTCGATTTGACCTTTAAAAGATAACTTCATAGAGTTCTCCACATCTTTTTTTGCAGCTAGTTCTACAGCATCCATTCTTTTGGTTTGCTCATCAAACTTAGCTACAAAGTCTTGAGATAGGTTTTCTATTTCAGATTTTAGTACGCTATCCATTTCATTTCTAGCGTTGTCTTTTATCTGTCCAGATGCCTTCTCAATTCTTTCATCTACTAGACTTCCAATTTTGTCTAGTTGTTCTTGAATGTTAGACATGATAAATTAATTTTTAAGATTATTATAAACATTTTTTAAAAACTCTAGCTCATCGTTTTTAACTTCTATCGGCTCTGTGACTTCTATAGTCGGCAAAGTGAATGCTTGAAATATTCCTTTGAGCTTATATATTTCAGACTCTAAGGCAAAACCTAAATCATCTGAGATATTTCCTTTCCTTAGTAGCTTAGCTATTTTATCATAGCGATCAGCTACCTTCTCTGGATCAAAGTTTCCTTTGTGATCCATTATTTTCGCCTCATCATTTGCTGCTAGTGTAACAGCGGAAACCTCATAGAGTTTTACCTCATAGATTTCTCTTTTATTATCTGAGTTCATTTCTTTTCTTATAGGCATTATTCCCACTGAGTTCTCAGTTATTACTCCAGCTTTTATGAGTTCCATAACATCTTTTCCAAGAGTTGTCTTAGCTATTTCAGCCTCAAACATTAAGCCCTTTTCATCCTCCTCTAGCATTCTCATTTTGCCTATTGGCTTGTCCATTTCATGCTGGTAAAGATACTTGACTCTGTAGCCATTCTCTTCTATTGTTTTGAGATAGGCGCCTTTTCTGATTATGTCCCCATCGGAATCTACATTATTAAAAACTGAGGCATAGCCTTTGACTATCCCAGCTTTGTCATCCATGTCTATAAGCTCTCCCATCGGAGCTTGTTTGAATAAAATATTTTTCATATTACAAAGATATTAAATTAAATATTTTCTAAATCATGAGGAGTTCCCTTCTCAAATACAATATTATTATCTTGACTTTTTAAAGGTTTATCATGTTTGTTTGTCATTATTATCTCTTGAGGAATGTCAGTAAATGCTTTACAGCCTAGATCAAAATGATTCCAGTTTTTACATTTATAACATATTAAATCTTGATTAGGTGTCATTTTCCGAAATATTTTTTTGTTAATTCTCCTATTTTTAAAGCGTATTTAGATGGGTTTGACCTTAGCTCATATTCTGCAAAACCTTCTGCAAAAAATTCATCCCTAGATGTCCCAGCATAATCTCCTAAATAAATTTCATTATATTTTTTAATGTTTCTCTCCTTAACTAATTTTAAGCGTTCTGCTCTGTATTCATCTCTTATTTTATCTAATTCTTTCCAAAATGTTTTAGTTAATGTAGAGGTATCTACATTATCTATGTAGTGAGCAAATTCATGAGTTAATGTAGCTATCTCTAAATTTTCCTCATCGACTATACTTTTACCTCTATCAGAAAAAAAGGTATTTTTTTTATCTGGGCTTCTGCTATCTTTAATATATTTCTTATGAAAATCTGATCTAGCATCAAAACCTTTTCCTAAATCTATTTCTGATAATCTACCACTATCAAAATATCTTATTCTACCTCCATACCCAGAGCCACCAGTAAATCTTAAATTAACTGTAGATCCAGATCTTAAATCAGATATTTTATACTTGGATGATAGTTTAGTAAATTGATCTATAAATCTATTCATATTATCTATAGATATTCCCCTTCCTACAGATATCTTATTAGTATTAATATTTACATCTTTTAATTTATTTGTAAATATCTCTTTTGCTTCTTTAATATCCTTAGCTTGATTTGGTTTAGAAGTAAATACTTGCGCCCTCTCTCTGCTGGTTATATCATCTACTGGCTTCCTAGATGTTACTATCTCATCTCCTATGAGTTGGCTAGTTCTGGCGCTAACTCCTCCACCTATACCAGATAGAGAAACTCCTTCTCTGACTTCTGTTCCCTCTTTAGGATAGACAGCCATGGAACATCTACAGTTCACAATATTATGAGCTGAGGCTCCAGATCTAAAGTCAGCTGGTTTTCTCATCTGCACTACCCTAAAAGCCTCTGGTACTGCAAAAGTCTCATCAAAGCCTACTACCTTTCCATTCATTTCTAAGTGATCTGATTTATCACCTCTAGAGATAGATCTAGTCCTTCCATCTAGTGAGCTGATCCATTCTTTTACTAGACCAGACTTTGGGAATATATCTTGAGCTGATTGCATGATCCCCTCATTAGCTGCTGAGGTTGCCTCAGTTCTAACTATCCTTTGGGATTGATATTCTGTAATACCTCTGAATCTATTTTGTAAGATCCTCCCTTGTTGTTTGCGCCCTAATGTCTGAAAGTCTGGATCCTTGAAAAGATTTCCTATGTTTCTTTTTAGTTCTTTTAGAGCTGTCCCTTGGACTAATGTTACTTTATCTCCAGCCTCTGTCTGCCCTATCCTTGAGAATGTTGTGCGCCAAGTTGATTTATTACCAGTCTGCTTTTGTATAAACTTCTCGAAACTCCTAGCATACCACTTAGCAAAGTCCACTCCCACCTCTTCATAGAGATCCATATAAAGAGCTTCTATATCTCGTATCTTAAATAAGTTAGAAAATTCTCTCTCTGAGTTTGTGGATAAATAAGAATCTATCCCTTTGTAGTATTCCTTTTTGAAGTATCTAGCAAATTTAGCGACTTGACTCTTTTCATTCTTTTTGAGTCTATCAGAAAATGCTCCTCTCCAGCTCTCTTTGAATTTTTTAATATCCACCTAGTCATCTATATTAGCTGATCTATTTCTATCTGCAAAGGATAGCATAGCTCTACCACCCCATGCGTTGTACATTACATAACCTTTGTCCTTCCAAGGTGTTCCTCTAAACTCTTCTGCTATCTCTGCATTTTGCTCATGCCTTTTTAAAAAGCTATAGATTTGATTAACATCTGACTGGCTTAGTGGGCGCCTTGCTGCTAATTGTCTAGCTCTAGCCCATCCAGTATCTGTTCCCATCTTAGATCTTAGATCATACTCTTTATCCCAGTCTAAAACCCTTTGAGCATTGTTAGTAGCGCCTTGAGGATAGTTGTCATATTTTTTATTTTCTACAGTCTTTTTAGATGATAGTGGATGATCCTCTGGGAGTAAATCAGTATCATAAGCTGTTCTCCTAAACCTTCCAGTCCTTAGAGCATAGAGTAAACCATTAACTCTTCCTAAAGCCCACTGCTGCTCATTGTTTACGTTTGGTCTTACTGAGCTTGGGTTAGTTCTATAGGCACCTACTCCTCTAACAAAGGATCTAGCTAACATAGAGAATGTAGCTCTTTTAGCTGGATTATCTCCATACTTCTCATTATGATCCTTGACTTTGTTTCTTAAAGCTGTCTCCATTGCAGCACTTATCTGAGGCGCTTTATATTCCATATCATACATCTCATAGATCTCACCATCCAGATCCATGTCCTCTTCATTGTACTCATCTCTGTCAGCATAATATTCAGCTAACTTTCCATCCTTAGCAGCCTCATACTCTTCATGACTTTCAAAAGGCATATAGACAGTATATCCATCAAAGATATGCTCATGATATCCAGAGCCGCCCATTTGCTCAGCTCTAGCTCTAGCTTCTGCTATTGTAGTGAATACATCATTCATTCCCCTTACTTCTGTCTTAAGCATTTTCTGCTCATCTAATACATCAGCAATGTCATCAAGTCCAGAGCTTGGCTCCATTGGGATCAGATTAGCTGGGACATAATACTCATTCATTCTCACATTACCATCATCTACCCCATAATTCATTGCAATCCTCTTCTCATTAGGAGTAAGCCACCAGCTCTTTGCCATCTGATCCACTACCTTCTCAGTCTCCTCTTGTAGTTCTGGAATACTTTGAAAGTCAAAATCTATATATAATTTTTCTCCATACTGTGGAGTAAGCCATCTATTAAGTTCTTCTCTAATTCTTATAAGCTCTGGAATGATAGCATTTTGATATAAGGCTTTTTTAGCCTCTTTCATATTGTTGTATGTGGTGCTGTCTGTATTATTAAGAAGTTGTACTGGCACATTATAAACATTACAAAGATCTTTTATACTAGCATTGTATTGCTCTATAAGAGATAGATCTGATGCATTAAGTCCAAAGTTTACCCATGATAGTTTCTTGGGAGTTATTATTAAGTCTCCAGCATTGTTAGACCCTTGATAGGTATTTCTAAATTTATCTTTTAGTTGTCTAGCTTGGCTCTCGGTAATATCACCCTCATCAGAGATCAGCATCCCTCTAGCTGTTTGATTCTGTAGATACTTAACTCCAGTAGTTAATGCCTCATTGTTTGCATCCATAGATCTAAGTCCAGCCTTTAATGGACTCATCCCATACAGATGAGATCCAGATCCATCATAGTAGGGATTAAAGTTTTTTATATGACATATAAATTCAGCTGGTATTCTATAAGTCCCATTATATTCTAGAGTATATTCTTTGATTGGCTTCATTAGTCCACCGCTGTGAATCTCCACCACTTGACTAGGTAGAACATACAGCTCTTTATACTTGCCACTATTCTGTCCAGTATCTGGAGCTATCCCATAGATGTATCTATTTCCAGTTAAGGCGCCAAAAGCTATGATCTCTTGGATCCAGCTATTAAAAGATTGAGCTGGGTTTGGTCTATTTAGCAGCTCATGTAATTCAGTATCCTCTACATTTACCAAAGCTTTTTTCTGGATTATATTTGAGTTTACTAATCCAGTGGTAGTGATAGTCCCAGATGTTATGGATTTGTATCTTTTAAGCTCATTCTCATTCTTTACCTCATAGATCTGAAAAGGAATATTTCCAGCTGTCTTACTTATTAAGTTTACTATTGAGTAAACTGTAGAATTAAATCTGTAGCCTTTATTGATGTAAGTATCATCATTCTCTGTAGAGCTTATTAAATTATTACCGATATATCTATATACTAACTTATTAAATGCCTCATTCGTATTCTGGCTAGATTTACGAATAGCGCCTCTGAATCTGTCTAAAATTCCCATTAAATTATTTTTTACAAAAATATAAATTAAATTACAAAGAATGTACTCCTATTTCCCCAGACTGTATATGCGCAATATCTAAGGCTATCATGCAAGTGATTCCACCTATCTACTGGCTTGTTTATGATAGTACCATCTTTTAAAACATCCCAGAGATAGTTCTCATATTCTTTTTTAAAATTCTTTGACTCATTAGATAAGTAGATATTAAACTCCTTTAAGAAACTAATACCAGCATTTATTGATCCTTGACCTTTCTTACTAGCCTTAAACATATTACCTCCCCTATCTAACTGCCTTAACTCCTCTCCACTCTTAGGCTCTGCTGAGTCATAAATGCATAAAACATCTCTGTAGCCCTTCTCATAAATATAGTTACTTATGTCATTGTTAGTCATACCTAGTCTGTAGCACACCTCATGGACATATAAATTACCACCTACTTTTCTAACTTCACAAATAGCACACTGGTCGTTACTATATCCAAAATCTAATCCTAGATAAATATCATCAGACTCTGGGAAATCTTTATAATCTATCATATCCCAGTTGCTAAAGATCTGGCGCTGACTAAATACAGCTCTCTGGCCTTCTCCAAATACTCTATAGAAATCTGGAGCTTTATCCTTAAGAGCTTCTATGCTTTGGATAATGTTACTAGATAGAAACTTATTATCTCTGTAGGTTGTTATCCACTCATCGGTTTTATCCTCTGGTAGATCATAGAGCCAAGATGTTACATCACTAGGATTATAAGTAAATATAATAAACTCCTCAGTTCTTAGATCTATCTGTCTAAAGTCCTCCAGACTCAGCTCATTAGCCTCCTCTAGTAAAGCTATATCTCTCTTTCTACCTCTGATCTTTTGCGCCATATCTAATGATATAAAAGACAGCACTGATCCTTTATAGGTAAATGTATTCTCAGCTTTATTATGATCACCCTCCCAGTAGATATTGGTCTCTTGTAGTATCTGGATCATATCCCTCATGATAGATCCTCTAAGACTAGGTAGAGTTTTTCTTACTATGTCAATCAGCAATGGGCTATCGGTAGTTTGTAGTAAATAGGCAATAAATTGACAACAAGCCCATGATTTGCCACTTCTGGATCCACCACAATGTACACGATACCTTTTATCAGAGTATAGTAAATCATAAAATTGCCTATTTAAAAACTGCTCTACTTTTTGGACTCCGCTGGTTTCCATTCAATAAGTGTAGATTCTATTGCACCTTTGTGCTTTATTTCTGTTCTAGTCCCAGACAGTCTATGAGCCTCCTCCTCAGTAGCTATCATTTTCATAGCCGCTATCTGTAGAGCATTAGACTCAGAGTCTATCCAATTAGATAACATCTTAGTTTTTTTACTGATTCTCATCTCCTCTACAGCCTTTTTTATACTGTCTAATTTATCTAATTTAAGATTAAAAAAAGTAGCTCTAGAACAAGGTAAAAAAGCCACTATATGATCAATAAACATTAGTTTATTCTTTTTGATAGCAGCCAGAGCTTTCTTTTCTAGTTCTTTTGGATCGTATGCCATTATAATTCAGTGTACCAGTTAAAATTCATACCAAATAAAAATAAAAAAACCTCTATAGTATGTTTTTTAAATGCGCCCTCATCTATGTCATCCATCTCAGAGTTATAATAATTAACTCCAAAAACTAAACCATACAAAGGATAGAATGTAATCTCATTCATAATTATTATTTTATACAAAGTTAAATAAAAAAAGGGCTTCAAGGATAAAACCCATCAGCCCTTTAAAAAACATATAAGTTTAATTAGAAAGTTTGTAGTTTTTTTATAAACTCATCAGTTTTATCTCTTCTAATTATTTGATATTTTTTTTTAATCAAACATCTATTAAAATAATTTTCCTCTTTAGTAGAATTAAATTCTGGTATTTTAAAGACATCTCTTAGCTCATCTTGAAAATGCATAAGCTCATCACATCTCTCTAAAAAATCATTCTCTTTAGCCTCTAAATAAAGTTGAGTAACAAATTTTAAAAGTTCTAGTTTTTGATTTAATAAATCAAGTTCTTTTTTGGAATTAATTTTTTCAATTGTTTCGAAAGTTTCTAAGTTTTAATTATGTAGCAAAATTGCTGAAACAAACATATTATTATTATGCGAACATTAAATTCGTATTAATCCTTTTCAGTTACAATTACTTTAGTGTCATCTCCCAAAACTCTATAGAATCCGCCATTACGAAAGTCTGGAGCTATCTCAAAAACTCCTTGAGTCCCATTCTCTCTTCTTTTTACCTTCTGGACAAATACTTGCACTAGATCTGATCCGTATTTTGTACGACTATTTAACTTCCTAAATACAGTAATATTTGAAAATGACTTATTAAAAAAGTCTGATGATCCAGAAATATCGTAAGGAGTAGGTACTTTATAAGTCCCATTAAAAAACTCCATTTTTCTAGGATGCGCCACCAGAAAAAGATGAGTATTTGTTTTCTGACAGAATTGAGTTATCTGTCCTAGCATTTTAGATATGTAGCTTAGATCATACTGCTGATCATGCTGTAGCATATTCCAAGGATCTATCACACAAATATTAATTCCTTTTTGAAATACCAGCTCTCTAAATCTATCAAGTATGTTTTTTAAACTAATATTTTCTATATCTATTTTAATAAAAAAGAAGTGATCCTCTATAAATGTTTTAGTTTGTTCTAGTAGATCTCTATCACAGTTAGTAGAGTTAATCTTATTAGCTAGGCGCCTAATATGTCCCTCATAAGGAAAAGACTCTGGACTAAACATAGCTATTTTGTGATCATGCATTAGCGCCAGATTTACTATCATTTGATCCAGTACATCTGACTTTCCAGAGTTTGGGATCCCAGTGATTGTAGTCCACTCTCCCATCATTACCTTGTAATATTTATCAGCTCCCAGACCTACAGAATAATTCTTTATTCCATTAGTGTCCCAATTTAAAACGGACTGCCATATAGTGTCAATATTCAAAACACCCTCCAAAGGGAAGTCTAAAGCATTTTCCACTATCTCTCTTAGCTCTTTTGATCCGCTTTTTACTAATACCTCATTAGCATCTTTGTAGTCCTTAAAATCTAAATATTTGCATCTGTATTGTCCAAACCTTCTAGCTAATTCATGTCTTAAATTAAGACCAGCAGTATCATTATCAGTACAAAGAATGATCTGCTCTTTATCTTTAAAATACTCCCAGCAGTTGTCTAAATATTCTAGCCTTTGGGATCCTTTTGATGCGCCATTAGGCACCGAACAAACTGAATAGATACCACATTCATTAAGACTCAAGGCATCTATTTCGCCCTCTGTTATGTAAATAGTAGTAGAGTTTTTGATATTATCTAATCCATAAAATATCAATTCAGCACCAGAGACTAATTTAAAATCTTTTCCGCTGCTTCTATATTTTACATTAACCAGATCACCTTCTCTATAATAGTTAAAATTTATAGCTACTTTTTTAGTGGCGCCAAAGTATTCATTTGATTCAGTAATTTTCCAATTTACTAAAGTTGGCTCAGATATTCCCCTAGTTTCAAAATATTTTAAAACATTTTCCGATAAACCAGAATCATTTTTTACTGGCTTAATATATTCCTTTTTCGGTTTTATTTTAACATTGCCCTTCCAGCCACAGTTATGGCAGTTGTATAATCCTCTTAGCAAGTCCACTGATAAAGATTTATCAGATTTATTTTTTCTAGTTGGACTACATTTTGGACATTTAAGTTTTTGCTTTACAGCGTTTCCTTTAGGATAAATCCCAAGGTTTATAAAATCATCATACATAGTTAATTATAATTTGGTCGGATTCTAAATGGTCTATATCTTTTTTTCTCACCAGTAAAACTAAATCATTTCTCCCAAACTGAGTTCTAGTTCGCCAGTGATAATGCTTTTTTTCATTTGTAGTTTTTTTATATCTCTTAGAATATTCTAGTAAATGTTCACGCTTGTAAAAACTAAAGCTATTTAACTGCTCATAGTACATCACTATCCATGTAGCATCTCCTCTGAGCCATCCTTTGCCTCCATGGTTGTTTCTATATTCTAGCCAGACATAGTTTACATCTTGTCTATGTTTGACATCGTAAGTCTTGTCACCGATAAAAAAATCAATATGTCTGTATTTATCATTTTGTAGATCAGATTTTCTGACTGGCTTTTTTAGTATTGTCATAATTTCAAAAAACAGATCCTCAGCCTCTTTACCTTGAGACTTCATTCTTTGGATATTATCAGTTTTTCTATCGTACCAATCCACTGTATATAGTTATATATATATTTTTTTATTAGTTTTTATAGTAATTTATATTTATATAGCTATTTTATAATTATAAATATTTATATTATATATAACTATATACTGGAAGTAATGTTTTTTAGACTGTCTAAAAACCTTCTAAAACTTTGATGAATATCTATTACATCATTAGTGGTTATGTGATCATCTCCAAACCTAACAAATAAAACTTCTAAGATAATTTCAAATTCAGATTCATTAGCATAACCTACAAAAGAATAGTTTGACATATTAGGAAAGTCGTGAGTTGCTGAGAATCTAATTCTCTGCCTATCTTGATCCCAAAATATCATTCTCCTATTCACCTAATTCAAAATAAATATCTATTGTTTCAAAGATATCATCTATGTTATTTGACCAAAAAACCTTCCATTTTCGATTCTCAAGCTCTCTAAGGCACTTTTTTTGATTCTCTGTAGGTTTATTATACCCAGCTTTTAATTCGATTGCTAAACCGCTGTAATTGCCTTTTGGATCAAAAATCATTACATCTGGCATTCCAGCCATTACTCCAAGAGCTTTTAATTTATATTGTTCAAATTTTGTTCTCTTACCCTCATTAGGAATGTGAGCTACAAAACTCCCAGAATACTTTATATTGATATATTTCATTACTGACCTCTGCATCTTGTCCTCCTTGCTGAGATATTTTTCGTAAGGGTTTGAACTCATATTTTAAATTATTTACAAATACAGTATTTTTATATTTTCTTTTAAAATTCAT